GGGCTGCTTCCAGAACTTCCACGCATACTGGCCGGTCATCTTCTCCTTCTCGGCCATGCGATGCCACCAGTGATCGTCATCCATGGGGTTGGTATCCATCCAGATCCCGTGCCATGTGGCCCCGCCATCGCGCTTGGTGGGGTATCGGCCAACCCGGTGGGTCAAGCCATCGATCACGGCCTTTGGCAACTCACGCGCCTCATTCACCCAAGCGCCGGTCAGCTCCAGTGACAGCAGCTTCCTGACATCCTTGGGCTGGTCCAAGGCCAAGAAAATGACCTCGCAGTCAATCCCAGCAGCGTCACCTCGGGCAGGCAGCCGGATGTGGTGGGTGATGGGCGGTGTCCACAGCATGGGGCCGAAGGTGGCCTCTGGGAACAGATCCAGCCATGTTTTGATGGTGGTGGTTTTCAGCATGGGGTAGCTGTTTCGAACCACAGCCCAGCGGGAATACCTGATGTTGTCAATCGCAGAAGGCTTTTGCTGAACCGCCTTGATGAAGATCTTGCTCGCGCAGCCGTATGACTTGCCCGACCCCACCGGGCCCATGATCCCTTGCACAAAGTTCTTGGACTGGATGAAGTCGTAGATGACCGGCGACTCGCTGAAGTCGAGGTTCAGGCCAGCTATCGGCACGGTCTTGTCGGATGTTTCTTTGGTACGGGCCATCTTCTTGCTCCAATCTTTCAGCTATTTGTCTTTTGCGCCACATCGTTTTTGTCTTTCAACTTGGCTTCTGCCCACCAGACAGCAGACTGCCAAGCCTGTTCAGTTACCCATGACTCTTTGCAGCCCTGTGCAATCTCCTCATCCGTCAGCCCTACAAATGTGCGCTGTAGTGGGGTAACGTAAGGCCCGCACAATGCGTAGACTGCATTTTGCACAAGAGCGTCAGGGTCAAAGTCTGTTTCCTGACCCCTCATTGTTGCTCCTCGCACCGCATAACGAACAGCCGCTACAACCGCATCTCTTAATGCGTGAGTCAAAATAGGCTTTGGAAGATCAATTGGCTCGTACTCACCATCTTTGTATTCATTTGGCGCATAAAGCCAATGGTCATCAGGTAGCGGAAAAGACATTACGCCAAACGCACTTCCGTCTGGAAGAATCATCACAGGCTCTTGCTCAATCTCTTGACCAAGCCTCTGCACTTCACGCATAGCGTGTTCTCTCAAGGCTTCAATCAATGCGGCACACACAATGTATTCAGGCGAATTAGGCGAATGGATTTCCACACCCTCAAGTGCCAGCTTCAATGCTTCTTGTGTCATGCTTGTTCTCCTCTTGCTCTGATAGCGGCGGCAATGTGCTTCAATGGCGGGTCATCAACATCTTTTGCAATGCACCGTAATTCAATGTCATCAACCACCTTTGCACAGGCTTCTCTTTCAAAGGCAACCATCTTCTTGCACATCAATGTCCATGATGCGTTCTTATTTGCATTGGCTTCTTCCCTTTCCTTGGCGGCTACAAGTTGGGCAAAGGCTACAAGTGCTTCAGAATAAATGCCATCAAGGTGTGGGCGCATCCCTATCAAGTTGCATTCTTGTGCCATCTCAATAACGTCATCTTGTGTCATGCCTCACCCCTCGGTGCAACCACGTTGATGTCAATCACTGACGGCTTGCTGTCACCGTCATCAGGGTTGTCAAGCAAACCACTGGCTTTGGCCAGCAGCCGCAAGACCCCAACCTTGTCATACAACTCAATCTCCAAGGTGGAGACCCCATCCTTGTCAGTCCTCACCTTGATGTTCTTGATTGCGTGCAATGCGTGTTCAGGTATATCGCTAGACCGCTTCACAGTCACATTGCCGCTCTCATCCCAAGTCATGATGTCTGTCAGCTTGGTGTTGGCCATGGACAGCAAGGCATAAGCCACAGCCTCCTTGTTGGCCATGATGGTGCTCGATCTCTCCAGCCTGCGCTGCACAGACCTGACCCCACCCCAGTTGGTCAGGGGCGGGATAACAGTGGACTTAACCCTGCTCATCAGAAGGGAATGTCATCATCAAGGTCAGGAACCGCCACAGCCTTGGACTCAGGCTGGGCAGCATAGGGTGTCTGGTTGTACCCACCGCCACCTTGCACTTGGCACAGGTCACCAATGCTCAAGCTGATCCAAGACTCACCCGCAGCAGTCTTCTTTGTCCAAGCAGACACCCAGCGAACCTCACCGTTGGGCAGCATGATCCTGCCTTTCAGGTTCGGGTGGCTGTCAGTAGTCTTCTTGTCGTTCTTGAACAGGCTGCCCTGTCCAGCTCTCATCTCATATGCCATCTCAAATACTCCTTTTGGTTAATTGTCGTTCAGGTTGGAAAAGGGGCAAACCCCTGTTGGTAAAAAAGTGGGGAAAATTTCTGGGGGAGCCCCACCGCCTATGGTGAGGGGTGGGGGGCAAGGGGTCGCGTTCCGGGCGCGTCACCGGGCGCGGATCGTGGGCGCACATGCTGGCGCGTATAGGAAAGCCGAGCCGCCTGAGACCAGACACCCCTTGATTTGCCCTACCTTGTACAAAATCCATACGTTCGTATGCTGGTTGGACAGATCGGATTACAAGGCCTACAAGGCGCTGGAAGGCTTGGTGGCTACCCTTGCCTAGACCAGCCTGTGATCGTGGCTGCAAGGCTGGTTTAAAGCCGTCTAAACGGTATCCAATCATCTGGCATCTGCCTGCAACTGACGGATGCCTGCCATCAGGATGGCTGAACTGGGTGTGATCCCTTCGCTGGCGTACAGCGGCAGCAGGGTATCGAGGTGCTCGGCGATGCGGTCAGCAGCGATGCCCTCCGCGACCAGCTCTTCGACTTCACGGTTGTTCAGAACTACACTCAAGTCTGACTTCAAGTTACTAGAATTCTGATTATTTAAATTAACTTCTTTAACAACCTGATTGCTAATAACCTGTCTACTAGTATCTGTGTTCTCTGTGTTATCTACAACCTGTAGGTTGTGATTAGGTTGTGAATGTAACTTGTCTACATTAACAACCTGTGGGTTGTGATTGTGGGCATGGTTATCCACAGGTTGTTGACCCTTTGACTGAGCCTTTTGGATGGCTGCTTTCATGTTCCTGACTGTCACTGTCTCGCCTGATTTGGGCATGGTCTTGATCCTCTTGGTTGGCTGCTTGAGTACTTTGCTGATTGCTTGGGCGACTCTGCGTTGGCCCTCTGGATCTGGTCTGTCTGCTTCCATTGCTTGCTCCTGTTTGATCTGTGGTGACCGTGTGTCTTCCATTCTGCTGGTGACTGCCATGGCTGTGGCTGCGTCCACTGAGCTGTCGAAGATGACCCGCAGCGTGTCTGTGCGCTCGCCCTTGAATCCCTTCTTGACTGTCTCAAGGTAGCCGCAGTCTCTCAACTGCTTGAACTGCTTGGCGACTGCTTGCTGGCTGATGTTGAGCTCCTTGGCCAGCCTTGTCTGACTGACCCATGTGATACCAGCACGGTTGCAGTAGCTGCACAGGGCTGCAAGCACATGGAATGCACCGTGAGACAGCTTTTGGTCGTAGACCGCTTTGATGGGCACGACAGCCACCTTGCGCTGGTCTGGCAGGGGATCCTTGGCGTAGACCCTTGGCTTCTTGGGTATGGTGAAGTTGACAGGCTCAGTCATCGCGTTCACTTGGCTACCTTTAATATCTGTTCCAAGTTGAGTGGCGCATGCTTCTTGCCGTCAGAATGGTTGCCATTGCGCTCTGGTCTGAGCACATGGATGTACAGCGACTCAAGCTTGTCCAGCAGCTCTTGATCGCATGGGATGTAGGCAAAGCTATCAAACTCTTTGTCGTAATGGCTGGCAATCCTTGAATAGATATGCACTGATTGCCCAACATATACGACCTTGGAGCCTTTGATCAGAAAGTAAATGCCTGTGGCTTTTTTCCACTTGCTTGCAGATTCGACGATCTCTTGTTCTGACAGCAATGTCTTGTTGGTAAGGGACATGGCAGATTTGCTGAAAAGCTCCATCCTTTGCAGAGTCTCAAAGTTCTTCTCCAGAATGCTTATCTGGTCATATAGGCCGTCTCTATAAACAATTGCATTTCTTCTGATCTGCTCATCAGCTTCCTTGTTGCGCCTGCGGGTGGCGTGAGCTTTCTGGGCTATTGCTCTTCGCTCTTCCGGGGTCTTGTTTTTCATGTGATGTAAGTTGTCAATCATTTGGATGCCTTCCACAGTTCCCTGACATTGGCTGCCAGCTCATGCATTGCTGCCTCTCCACGCCTTTGGCCAACAGAGAGGATGTATTCCCGCCTACTGATCTGCGGGGTTGACTTGCGCCTTTTGTTGACCGTGACAGGCAGCTTCTCCAGCACCCACTTGGCCTCTGTGTAGGCTCTGTACTCATGGCTGTAGCTGCCCACAACCCGGCCATCAGGCAGGGTGACCGCCTTGGCATCTGGGTGTACTTGGCCACATGAGCGGCAGGCCAGCAGCTCATTTGCCAAAGACACGGTTGATGATCCTTGTGCCAAGACCGGCCTCCTTTGCCTTCCACTTGCGCTCCAGCTCGGTTGTCAACTGCTTGCGCAGCCATGTGGCTCCACCAAGCTCCTTGTAGGCCTCTCTCTGGCTCTGGGTGACCCGGGCTGTGATCTGGATCTGCTTGCCGGTGATGTCACTCTTTGGTCTGGGCATGTGCGTCTTTCAAAATCTCTTCGTTCAACTCAAAGGCAATGCGCCTGACTGCGTCCAGCAGCTCCCGCAGGTCTGCAACCGTGTCCATCTCCCGCTCAAGCGCGTGCTTGAGCAGCTCGATCTGGTGGTGGAAGTTGCGGATCTCACCGTTGGCCTCTTGGGTGTCGTACACCAGCCCGGCATCGTTCCTGAATAGCTTGACGTAGCTGATGTGTGTCATTTCATCTCCAGCCACTTCAGCATGAGCCACAGCGCCAGCAATGTGATGAGTGAGCCCAGCAGCATGAGTCCAACGCAGATGAGAATACTTGTCATTGCTTCATCTCCCTGATGTAAATTGCGAATGAGTTGATGGTGTCGGGCCCGAAGCAGGTCATTCGCTCGATGGCCATGGCCACTTCCTCTAGCGTGTCATTGCGGGTGTTGGGCAGCTCTGCCAGCCGCTGCTTGATGTCGGCCATCTCCCGCTCCAGCGCCAGCAGTTGGGTGTGGATCTCTTTCATGCCAAACCCCACTTCTTGCACAGCTCGATTGTCTTTTTGCGTTTCTTGACCTTGGCGCACACCTTCTCCTTGGATGCCCACTTGGCCTTGGCTTGGAGCTGCTGGCCAGTCAGTGGCTGCGGGTCTGTCGGCAACAGGCCATTGACACCAAAG